CTCTGGAGACGAAAGAGGTGTCACAACAACCCTGGGGTAATTTATGAGTAAATTTGAGGTTCCTAAAGAACTGGGGACAGTAGAAGAACTAATAGCCAGGTATGATGCAGCTGTCGCTCGCAAGCAACCCTGGATCAATCATTTAAGAGAATGTTACGATATGGCCTTGCCGCAGCGAGAGAATTTCTCATTGCACATGCCAGGACAAAAAAAGAATGTGGACATCTACGATTCAACCGCAGTGGTCGGAGTGCAGAAGTTCGCTTCCAGAGTCCAGGCCACTTTGATTCCACCCTGGAGACAATGGTCAAAGTTGGTTGTTGGTTCCGAGATTGTTGAAGAAGAAGATGAAATTCAATCATATCTCGATGAAGCCACTGATATTCTATTTGATCATATCAATCATTCAAACTTTGCCACCCAAGCGAATGAAGCTTTATTAGATCTGAGTGTTTCAACCGGAGCTCTGATGCTCGAAGAAGCGGAACCAGGTGGTGATTCATTACTACATTTCACATCAGTGCCGTTGGCTGATCTTTATCCAGAAGAAGGACCACGCGGCACGATCGAAACTGTTTGGCGGACTCATAGTGTTCCTGCTAGGCATATTGATCGGATCTGGCCAGGTGCAGAATTATCTGATCAGACAAAAACCCAAGTCACTGACAATCCGGATAAAAAGATAACACTGATCGAAGGGACCATATTCGCGCCAAAAGAGAATGCTTATTATCAATGTGTGATCGAAAAGAAACAAAAGAAGATTGCCTTTGTCCGTTATTATGAGGTATCGCCCTGGATCGTATTCCGCGAGATGGTTGTACCAGGTGAGATCCTTGGTCGTGGTAGAGTGATGCAGATCCTACCAGCGATCAAAACTGTAAATAAGGTTAGTGAGTTTTCCCTTCGCAATGCTGCACTGGCGATTGCCGGGGTTTATACGGTCACTGACGATGGAGTAATCAATCCATACAATATTACACTGGAACCAGGTACAGCGATTCCGGTCGGCTCTAATGATAATTCAAATCCAACTTTGCGCCCACTTGATCGTGCTGGTGACTTCAATGTTGCCGAATTGACTGTCGAGGATCTAAGGGAAAGCATCAACAAATGTTTGTTTGCTGAACCGTATGGCGGGATGGATTCTCCAACCAAGACAGCTACAGAGATGTCGTTGCGAGGTCAAGAATTGGTAATGGATGCAGGCGCAGCATTCTCCAGGTTACAGACTGAATTCCTCGAAAAGATCATTAAGCGAGCGGTGTACATTCTACGCAAGAACGGTAAGCTCGGAGACTTCAAGGTTGATGGTCGTGAGGTAACAATCAAACATACATCGCCACTAGCCAGGGCACAGGACCAGGAAGATCTATTAGCAATCCAGCAATATATGGAAATGACGATCGGATTAGGACCAGAGATCTTTGGTTTAGGCACTAAGATCGAGGATCTACCAGGCTGGATCGGACAGAAACTAGGAATCGACCAGGAATTATTAAGATCTGAAGCGGAGAGAAATGAGATGCAGGAACAAGCAGCTCAAGCAATGCAAGAACAAGCACAAGCACAGGAGACAGATACAGGTGGACAACAGTTGGGAGTCGCTTGATCTTAATGGCCCTGCTATTAAGAAGGCGCAAAAAAAGAATGAGGCAAAATCGCGTGAAATAGCGGGACAGTTTTTAGAATGTTTTAGCACTGATGCAGGCAAATATGTCCTGGATCGATTAACAGCAATTACGCTTGATCGTCCAGTGCTGAATCCAAACTCGTCACAGTTCGGTGCCGGGATAAGAGAAGGTCAAAATACAATTGTTCGACAGATTTATGAGCAATTAGCTTTGGCTGGCGATAAGAAAAAAAAATAATCTAGGAGAGCTCAATGAGTGAAGAAGAAACTTTAATTGAAGAAACACCAGCAGAAGAAATATCAACAGAAGAAACGGCTGTCGAGGAAACTCCAGTTGAGGCTGCAGCAGAGACAACAGATGAAGGTGAAAAACCCGAATGGTTGAAAGATAAATATAAATCAGTAGAGGACCAGGCGAAAGCCTATGCCGAACTGGAAAAGAAATTCGGTGGATTCACAGGATCACCGGACAAGTATGAACTCTCGTTGCCGGAAGGAGTTGAAGGCCAGTTCGATCTTGAAGATCCAAGAATGACCTGGTTTCAAGAAGCTGCAAAGCAATCGAACATGAGTCAAGAAACATTTTCCGAGTTGCTGCATGGCTGGATTCAACAAGAAGTTGGGGACACTGATGGATATAGGGAGAATGAGATCCAGGCACTAGGAACAAATGCTCAAGCCAGGTTGCGTGATCTTGGTGATTGGGGTAAAGCCAATTTGAATAAAGACCAATTTGAAGGATTTAAAGCTCTAGCAACATCAGCCAGTGGTGTAGAGGTACTGGAAACTTTAGTAGCTAAGAGTGGTGAAGGAAGAATGCCGAAAGGAAATGAAGTAAGGGATCCGGGAATGACCAAGGATTCACTTAATGAATTACTTAGTGATCCTAAATACCAGGAATCACCAGCATATCGCAAAGAAGTCGAACAGAAATTTAAAGACTTCTATGGCGATTGAGAGTAAAAAAAAACCGCCGCTGAGCGAGGAGATTAAAAAAAAACCGCCTGCGTTTCAGATTGGCTGGATGCAAGCGCGTGATGGTGGAGTACAAGAAATAATAACTGCTGATGCTAAGACTTTAAAACAATATAGTGAAGGCTACTTAGCCTATCAAGAGATTGATCGGGTTCACTGTCCTGGTTAATGGGGTTCTCTCCAATATTTTCTCCTTTACCCCAACGAGTAAGTCAAAGTGCGAGTGGCTGCCGTAAGCAGCTATCATTAAAAAAACTACAAATTGTTGCACAAGTGACAAAATGTATCTTATAATAATGGAATCCAGCATAGTGGACACCCTTAATTAAAGGCCCATGCCAGCTAGGACTATCGGCCCGTAAGTGCGGACACCCGGCATGAAAATTTAATTATACAGGGAGACATACTATGTCTAAAACTCTATCATCAGCTGCTCAGCAGCTATTCGATAGCGAAGTCAAGCACGCGTTTCAAACCGCAGGCTCGCTTCGTGATACGGTTACTATCCGCAACAATGTGGTTGGTGACATATATAAATTCCGCAAAATGGGCAAAGGTCTGGCAAACCAGAAACCAAGCCAAGCGGATGTTACACCGATGGATGTTAGCCACAGCCTTATCAGCTGTACACTAGGCAACTGGAACGCGCCAGAGTACACTGATATTTTTGATCAAGCTGAAGTAAACTTCGACGAGAAAACTGAGTTAGCATCGACTATCGCAGGAGCTCTTGGTCGCAGATTAGATCAACTTATCATTGATGCGCTAGGAGCTGAATCTTCACCCGCCGGAACAATTGTTCATGGCAGTGGTGGCATGACACTAGCCAAGATTATCACATCCTCAAAACACCTTAACGACAAAGGTGTACCAACTGGAGATCGCCATATAGCGGTTTCAGCTGACGGTCTTGAGGATCTGCTCAACTTATCTACTGTAACCAGTTCCGACTATAACAGTGTGAAAGCACTAATGTCCGGAGATCTGAATACATATATGGGTTTCAACTGGCACATTATCGAGTCAAGATCTGAAGGTGGCTTACCTTATGCCGCTTCAACTTGGGAAGGTTTTGCGTGGCATAAGAGCGCGATCGGTTTGGCTATCGGTCTTGATATATCAACCGAAGTGAACTACGTTGCACAAAAAACATCCTGGCTATGTAATGGTGTGATGAAGGCTGGTGCTGTTTCCAGAGATGGTGACGGTATCGTTTCTGTTTCTTACCAATAATAGGAGAATAAATTATGGCATATTCACATCCAAATTTACATCGTATTGGTCCAAGCAACAGCAGCGCACCTACTTTATGGTCTTACTCTACAACTGACGCGACTGCGGTGGTTGATAGCGAGAGCTATTTTGATGATGCTGCTGCTGATCTGACTGTGGGCGATATAATTATTGCGAACACTTCAACAGGTGGCACGTTGGCAGCTGGATTCTATCTAGTATCTGCTAATGACGGCACTACAGTTGATGTTAATGACGCTCTAGTTGTAACAGCAACAGATTCAGACTAGGTGTAAGTGACAAGACGTTAATAAGATGGCAGCGGCTTTTAATTAAGTTGGCTGCCATTTTTTTAGAGGTAATTTTATGGCAACATCAATTGAGATCTGCTCCAATGCACTAAATCTTATTGGTCATGGATCGATAGCATCTTTTACAGAGGGAGGAGCTGGAGCAAATATAGCTGCCGCCTTATACGAAACAACCTACAAAGACTTATTATCACAACATCGCTGGAGATTCGCATCAGCTAAAGCAACCTTATCAAGACTAGTGGCAACTCCTGCCAACAAGTGGAGTTATGCTTTCCAACTTCCAGCCGATTATATTGTGGCAATTTATGTTTATCCGAATACTGATTATGAGATCTATGAAGATAAACTCTATTCAAACATGGATGCTTTGGACCTGGATTATATATTCAAACCAGATGAATCCAAAATGCCCGCTTATTTTCAGCGGGTTTTAGAATTTAATTTAGCAGCAGTTTTTGCTGTGGCAATCACCGACAACCCTTCAAAGGCTGAAGAGTATCGTCGTATGTATGACACTCAATTAAGAAGAGCTAGGTTTACTGATGCCCAGGCTAGACCACCTCGAGCAATTGTAGATTCACCATTTATTGACGTGAGGAAATAATGCCAAAAGTTATTTCCCTACAGACTTCATTCAACTCTGGTGTACTGGATCCTAGACTTGCATCCAGAACAGATCTAAAACATTTTTACCAGGGAGCTGAAGAAGCCACCAATGTTATTACGATGCCGCAAGGCGGTGTCAAAAGAAGGCCAGGTTTTAAATATGTAGCTACAATAAATGCCGAAGCTAGATTGGCTTCATTCGCATTCAATGTCGAACAAACTTATTTAATGGTCTTTACCAATCTAAGTGTTGCTATCTATAAAGATGGTGCTCATCAGGCAGATGTAACCACTCCTTATACAACAGCA